GCTCGACCCTTTTGCGTCCCATATTCGCCTGCGCATATAAAACGCACTTTATGTTTTTTGCGCAGTCGCTTCAAAAACCTCTGAACGTCATCGTAAACCAAAACCGCCGTATTCACGCCTTGCTTTTCGTCATACGTTAACGTCACAGCGTAAGTTGCTTTCGCATACTTACTTTCCGCGATGCATCGTCCAACATAATCGTTAACACGATTCCACTTGCATCGCTTACACTTCCGACACGCAACCACCTTACCAGCGCCAAAAAATACAGGTTCCATACACATTGTTTTTGCCTGTCAGGTTGTTGGTGTCAGTAAGTGCATAAATAAACAAGGGTTGTGCACGTGTTGCGGGCTTACCCCCTCCATTATATATGGATTGCGGGGGTAAGCCCTTGTTTTCGCTATATTCTCTGTTCCCATCGATATAGCTGCCAGTGAGCAGGATCGTAAAATTTCCAATCACCGCCCCATGTCATTTTAATTTCGCGCTTTCTGGCAACTTCCTTGCCAATCGCGCCCATGACATCCCACTGGCTTTTTGTGAGGTCCCACGCTTTTACAGCGTGGACAATATCCACCGCACATCCCCACTGATGCGGAGATTGGCCTTTTTGGGCCTTGCTAAAACCTTGCACGTACAACTCTTGTTGACGCTCAGGTGTGCGATAAAATTCCGTTGGGATCACAGGGATATTGCGCTTTACGCACTCCCTGTGAAATCCAATCCAAAACTCTTTAATTTCTGGATGGACTCTTTCCCAATCTATTTCCGTCGTACGCCTTCTATAAGAAACCGTGTTAAACGCCTTCTTATTAACAAGAGCATAAGACGCCTCACTATACCGCTCACGTGGCCTCAGGAGCTTGCACAGCTTGAGCTGCGGGCTCAACCGCAGTATCTGCTTTAACATCCTCTACAACCTCCTGAGTGGCTTGTGCGGCCAATTCTGCCCGCAGCGCAGCCAACGCCGCACGCTCCTCAGCCATTTGCTCGTCACGACGGCGCTCATTCAATTTGACGAAATGCATGATCCGGGCGAATTCGTCATTATTGCGAACACGAGGTTCGATTGACACGTGGCTATCTTTTTCGCTTGGTGCAACTCGCTGATCAACATCAGGCAAGTTGACATACACCGCGCTATTTTTTTCCGCTTTGATCATCGCATACGATGTGCCAACAGCCGTGTATTCAACACGACATTTGTCGGCAGTCGCACCAACCAACACAAAATCCGAAGCATCGTCTTTGTGTCCCGCCCAAACTTCAATTGGGCTGTTTGATACAACCTCAAATCGTACATGTCGGGCTTTTGTGCTTTCAAACGAAATCACATCGCCCGCTTTAACTTTTTTCCATTGGGCCAATGGACCATTTTTGAAGGTTTTCATTTTTTACACTCCGTTGAAAAATTAGAGGGCGGGGGAGGACCGCCCCCTAAACCATTATTTGGTAATACGTGTTTCCTCTACATCCGATTGAATTGCTTCATAATCGGATGTCGCATCGGCTTCGAGCAAACGCTCGCCGAATACAGTCAGACCGCTAATATCCAGATCCGAAATACACATAATTTCAAAACTGTCGCTAACCTGATCTGCAAACACTTTCTTGTGCAAACCTGAGCATAAATAAAAATCGTCGCTCAATGTTGGATCGGTTGATTCAACCGTCCAAATCTTTGCACGATCCTCATCAAATGCGTCATTTGCAGGACGGTAATACTTACCGCCTACGTTAACCATATCACGCATCCACTCATGATTAAGCGGAGCATAACCAAACGTTGAGTTTGGAGTGGAATGATTAACATCCAAATGATCAGACGTAACAACGCTGACTTTCTCAGGGTCGAGAAAATCGCTCAATGCATTTGGCAACTGATCAGGTGCAGTTGTATACAAGAAATAATCTTTCTTGCGTTCCCACAACTGCTCAGGAACAATTTCTGCCGTGATCATAATCACGCCGCCAGTATTCATTGGCGGGGTACGTATTGTCATATCAACCTGAGCAAAACCGTTGGTTGCACTAGTGTCCAAATTGGCAGCATCAGTCGCATAACGCTGTGCATAACCAAATGGAACAGTCTGACGACCCAACAAAATTGGTTGGGTCATTGCTTCTTCGGGGACACGAATACCCTGCATCAGCAAATCAATAATGAATTCATCATCAATACCATCGTATTGAGAACGAATCTTTGCAAAAGCTGCAGTTTGCTTTGCAAGTTCAATGTCAGCCAAAGACATTGTCAAAGAACCGCCACCAGTATTAGTCAACTCTGCCCAAATTTGATCAAACTCAAACGCTAAAGGCAAAGTGGTGCCATCAGGTGTCACCAACTTATTGCCCGAATTAATTTGTGTTGGTGGAGACTGGTAAGCTGTTGGCAAAGTGTGATCAGTATCTAAGGTTTGATAAGCGCGAGAAATAATCGGCGCTTTAAACGCCAAACCAGACAAAGATACTTCACCATCAATCAAAAGCTGGTCAAAATCAGGAACAATATGATTCATGCCCTGATTATTCCAAAACGCCTCTGCTAAAGAATGATCATAAGCGTTACGCAACGGCAAAGACTTTGACCGTGCTTTGCGACGATGGTTCACAATAGCGTTATACGCTTCCACCACCGTCATATTCAAATTATCGGCTGCAAAATGCATACCCATAGTTTGATAAAATGTGTACGGGTCTGGGTCTGCTAAATCAACAGTATCCCATCCCGCTGCACTTGTATCGTCGTCGTCCACAGTTTGTGAACTTGCAACATAACGCTTGTTTGTTTCAAAAAACGGCACAACACTGCCGCCAATACCTGTTTCGCCTTTGTACGAACGGTTCAATTCTTCCATCGAACCGTTAAAACGATCAAAAGCCAACATTGGCACATAATGAGCATAAACGTTCAGATTTGTCTGATTCATCAACAACTCTGACGTTTCCATCATTTCTACGTTAATACGCACACGACCACGCTGCACCGCGTCTTCACGGAGCATCGGAATATACTTCAACGGCAAAATTTTGCCTGCATCGCCCGAGGTCAATACTCGACCCCGATCCTTCCGGATTGACCGCTTAAGCTTAAGCGCTTCAGCCGGTATTGTTTCAGTTAAACGCATTACTTCCTCCGTTTAATTATCCTGCGCACTATTGCGCGGATTTGTTTGCATCGTTTGCATTTCATTATGGTGCAATTGGCTGTTCATAATCTGGGTGGAAGCCACCCGTGCTAAGACTGTCCAACACATCGCGAGAAATCGTACCGATCGATGGAGCAGAACCAAATCGACCGCCACCATGACCTTCCCGCATAAATGTTGAACCACCCGCAGTATCTGCAGCCACCAAACCGCCATAAACTTCTGTAGAAATTTCACCCAACATTTGCTCAAAAACTTCTGCGCCTATCATCATATGCGGCAAAAGATTTAATGAATGAGCCAACGACAATGGAATTTCTATTGGCAAACCCCTTGGATCATAAACAGGTACCGCATCAAAGGCATTTGCTGCAGTCAACGGGGGCAATTCTTGCCGTGGGTTAAAGCCTGTACCACGCTGCATGGCTTGAGACGCCAAAGCGCCAACATATCCAATATTTGCTTCACGCTCTCTGCGCTCTAAATCGCGCATTTCAGCGTCAAATCGAAGCTGCGGGGCTGAAATAAAAGCATTTGCAACCCCGCTAAACAAGGAAGCTTTCCATGTTTCAGGCTGACGCGCCAACAAATTGGCGTTCTGAAACATACCGCTTCTAAGCGCCGTCAAC